TGATCATTTTGACCATCATACCAAGCATCAATTATCTGTTGCTTTTCCATTTTTTTGGCTTGTTCAAGAAGTTCAGGTAAATCTTCTCCTGAAGTTATCCATACTTGTTCATATAACCACTCTACTGCTGTTGTTTTCATAACTTATTTTGTTTTAATTTTTTTCTTTTATTTTTACTAGGTCTATATTTTTTCATATCCCAGTCCATAACTGTTTGACATAATCTACCAAGAATCATAATAGCTTCTTGATCTGTCTCAGCTTCACAAGACAATCCTGCCTGAGTAGCTCTATGTTTAAAAATATACTTGTACTTCATGTTTTTTTCTTTTTGGGTTCTTTCAGATATTTATCTTCAAAATACTTCCAATCAGTAAACATTGCAATCATAAGATCTTTTCTTATTTCTTCTTCATGCTCATCACACATACCTATACCATTCAGATCCATGTCTGGTCTATAAACTTTGGTAGCTGGTTTATGACATTTTATACAAACTTGATTGCTCATTTGATTTTAATTCTTCTTTCTGCTAATACTTCATAATCTTTTACTCCGCATCTAATACAACCTGTAAAGTGAGCATTATATTTTGATTGATTATAATCTGTATATAAACAACCATCATTAAAATATATTGTTGCTTCTTTATTACCAAATTGATTTTTATAGCCACCAACAGTACTTATAGTAATGTCTTCAAAACCACCATCTATATAATAAACTCTGATGTCTTTTTCTTCATCACTAATAGTACAACTTGTTAAAATCAGGCTTAACAAAATAAATAAGTATTTCATACTATTTCTTTTTAAATTGTTCAATTAAATCTTTTGCATCAGTAGAGTAGAATTTTTTAGCGGTTAATGATTGTTGTAACCAATTAATTAGTTCTATTTGCTCACTATACATTCTTTCAGCCATGTAATTACCACCGGCTATGAAACCTAACCGCCAAGATGAGTTAGGTGCTAATTTTTCAGCAGCTTCTTCTAATGTTTCTTGTTTAGGTTTAGAATTGTGCCACCTCATAGATGATGGTATATCAAGTTCCTGTTCTAACTCAAACATTTCTTTTTCTAAATCTTGTTTAGGTTCTTCTTGTGGTAGGTTATAAATCCTATATTGTCTATTTGTTAAATAATCAAGTTTAGTAACCTTAACAAACTCACAAGTAGGATTTTTGATAAACCATTCTAAGAACTCATCATCAATAGCTTGAACACCATACCTAATTAATTGAGAATCTGTAGTAAGAATAATTTTAATAAACTTATCAGTTGCTATATCACCATCTTCATAAGGTCCATAAATATCATTACCATCTACACAATAATCACCTTCTTTAATCTCTTCATCAGATGTGATATACATACATTGATTAGTTATATGTTTACTGTTTAATCCTTCTTTTTCAGAATAGTTTAATTCATTGCAAGAATTATCAATACATAACCTACTTGGTTGGTTTGTTGGGAGTATGTGTATATTTTTCATGATTTCTTTTCTTTAATTAATTACTGACAATAAAATCAATTGAGTTAGTATAAACCCTAATAAAAAACCAAGAATTGCAATTACTATTTTTGTTTTCATCTTATTTCTTTTTAAGTATTAAACAACCATTTTCATCTAAAAAAGGTATTCCTGTATCTGTTCCTAAATAAGCATCAGGATGTCTTGAATCGGTTGGTGTTGCTGCTAAATCAACGTGTGTAACAATCTCAACCTCAATTTCTTTTGGTTGTTGAATACATCTTAACGTATCAAAAAAATCCTCATCAGGATTATCAATTGCACATCCATCTGCATCTATATTATCCATACCGTTATCATAAGCTTGCCTCATATCCTCAACAGTAAACAACTTATCTTTATTAAGCTCCATTGCTTTGTTAAAGCATTGTATTCCAACTGCCATTCCTGTACCATAAATAACATCTTTACCTCTGTCATCAGGACAAATAGTTTTTACAATGGTTTCAACTTCTGAATTAACATCTACCACTCCAAATATCTCATCACAGTTTTGTTTTGAGAGCCTATGCTTAACATACATACCATCTGTAGTAGCTATAAACTCTCTACTGTTAAAAGCATTCTCTTCAATACATAGAGAATAGCCTTCTTTATGTTTAATTAATTTCATAATTTTTAATTTAAAATATGTTTTTAATAAAATAATCTTGAGGTGTTAAATCTGAGTTTTTTAATCTATAGTATATTGTACTATGCTTTAAATTTAAAAGTTTACAAATTGAATAAAGAGTGTAAATAGTATCATTATAAATAATATTAATATTATTTCTTCTATTTTCTGCTTGTTGTTTTGAAGAAGCCCATACACAATTATCTTTAGAATAATTACTATTTATATTAATTCTTTCAATACTTGAAGTTTTAAAAGGTTTTTCACCCATATCTTCAACAAATTTCCAAAAAGAATTTTTCCATTCATCACACATAACAATACCTCTAGCACCATAGTTTTTATATCCTGTTGCATTTACTTGATAGCATCTTTTTTTAATACCATCCCAAGTTTGGTACAAAGGATGTTTACTTGGATTACCTGTAGTACATAATCTTGAACAAGATTTTGTTTTACCTCTTTTTACATCACTAGCTTTTTTAACAATAACATTTCCACATTCACAGTCAAATACCCATTTTTCATTACCAACATAGTTAGTTGCTGTTAACTTGTTGAATTTCTGACCTGTAATATCTATTTCTTTTGCTCCCATAATTATATAATTTTAGACAAAAGTAATAAAAAAGTAAAACAATACCTTATTGTGTTCCAGGGTAATATCTCCTGGTGTAATTTTTTAAACTCCTCAATATAATGTGCTTTAAGAGCATATTTATACCTCAAGTTAGCACCTCCATACTGAGATATTTTCTTCTCTTGTATTTCTGGTTTCCAAAGTAAACTTTCTCCCCGAAGATTATTAGCAATATTAGCATAATGCTTATCTACATTATGAGTTAAGAATATAACTTCAGCTTTTACTTTATTAACACTCCAGTTAAAATGTTTAGCTGCAGCTGCTACATGTTTAAATAAAAGATGATATTTATCTAACCAACCTGTATCTACAATAACAGGACTAAAATTTAAGTGTACATCATAACCCGCATCAAGGAACCTTTTTACAGCAAATATTCTATCTTTAATAGAATCTGTATTAGGTTCAAGCTGTTGTCTATAAACTTCAGGCATAAGACTAAATCTTATTCTAATCTTACCTTGTGGATTAAAAGTCAAGAACTTTTCATTTATATACTTGGTAGCAAAAGAGCCCATAGCTCTAGGATGCATAACAAAGAAATCAAAGATTCTTTCCCATTCATGATATTTAGCATGTAGAGCAAAATCTTCATTACAACTGATGTCATAAGTTATGTACTCTTCATGTGTTTGATTTGGTTTTTCCACATCAGCAAACCAGGCATGGTCACTGATAGCTGTTAATATATCTCCATGATTTTTAGCAATAGATAAACCTGTAGGTTTATTTCTTTTCATATAACAGTTATGAGTAAGAATACCATTTGCAAAATAATTCTCATTCTTTTGTACAGAAAAGTTAACAACCTTAGATTGTTTTGCTATCTTTGTTATAGCTTTAATTTTCTTAAATTCTAATTTCATGAGCTGTAAATATTGTGGTAAAATTACAAAAAAGTCTACAACCTATTGTAATTCTACATGTGAAACAAGTTATACTGAATTGTTTAATCAACAGTCTAAACCTATATTCAGAACTTTTCAAGAAGCTGGTAAGCACTATAATAGAGACTTTAGAACTATGAAAAAGTTTGAAGGTCTATTATTTACTATTGATAAAACACTTCCTGCTGCTCATACTAAATGGATTCTCTGTAAAATCTGTGGTGAACAGTCACCTAAATCTAAAGCTAGAAAAGGATACTGTAGACATTGTACTAACCAAGGGCTTGGTAAAAAGAACCAGGGCCAAATTATATCTCAAAGATATCAAGGCCCCGGAAATCCTAATTACTTGGATGGAAATTCACATGCTATAGAATATCAGTCTAATGATTGGTACAAGCTTAAAAAGAATTTAAACTTTACACACTGTGCATTAACTAATAATACTGATAACATAGATTATCATCATATTATACCAAGATGGTTTTGTAAACTTGTTGAGATAGATGTATTTGATCCTAATAATATTATTGGATTAAATCATCAATATCACAAAGTAATTCATCATCTTCAGTTAGATATTGTGCTTCTACCCAACCTCTATTCCTTGTATAAAAAGGATGCTCTCCAGTTACGGTCACACTTTGTCCATCTACTTCAATTACATAAAGTTCATCAATATCCCGTTGACCAATTACAGTCACTAAGTCTGTTTCAACTTTCCCGGTATCCTGGGAAAAAGAAATTACTTGATCTCCTTCCTGAATTTCTCCAGCAATTTTTACTCCATGAGGAGTAGTAATTAAAGTTTCAGGAGTCACACAGTAACTACATTGATAAAGGCAACCGTGTCCAAATGAAGGACTTATAAAATCCGTTGATCTTCCAGAAGGTCTAATAAGCATAGACTTTCTGGTAACCTTTGTGACAAAACTCATAAATTTAGTGAATCTCTTATAGAATTAAATTCTTCAAAATAGTTATCAAGATGTTCTGAATAACCCTCATGAGCATAATTTTGATCTAAATGTTTTAAATATGCAGGTTTACTAATTTTGTGTCCACCAACAAATTCTAAATACAATTTGTAATCTTCTACACTATGCTGCCATTTTTCAAAATGTGCAAAACCATTCTTTCTACCTAAACTTTTGGTAGGTCTTACACCAGGATGCTTCATACCAAATAAATTATTATTTGCTTTGAATAAATCACTGCACATGTTACTTTCTTGCCTTACTATGGCATAAGCAATTTCCGGATGAGCAATATTTTTATCTAAAATATAACTCACCAGTAATTCTCTGTTTAGCTTACTGCTATCAATCACTATTACTTCTGTAGTGTCTTTAATTAGAGGTTTTTTAACCACAATTTTTTTATCACTTTTCCCTAAGCTCATTAAACTAGCTACTACAGTTGCAATCAGTGCAAACATTAATGTTATCCTCATATAATTTCTTTAAGTAACAGAGCCTATTGCTAGACTCTGTTTTCACCATTCAAATCATCAGTCACGTAGATGTTTCACGCTTGTCTTTCCAAGTGTCAACCTCAAGCCTAGATAAAGGCAACATGTCAGGATTTTGCAGCCAAGAGTGGACTCGAACCACTGACCTTGCGGCAGGAATTATAAGATACCCTCAGGTCATGACTCCCTACTCTTTCTTCCCTACCACATGCTCTAGCCAGCTGAGCTACTCGACCATAAATAACAGGAAGCACCTGTTCAGATTGTAAAGGAGACTTCAGTTATCAGATAACTTATTTACTACTTTCTTCCCACCCATGCCTTTGGGTCAATCTGTTTGCCCTGTATTGTCTGTTGGTTGGACTTAACCTGCATGCATCATTAAAAATATAGTTAATGCAATTTTATACTATATAGTTTGAGGTTGAGAACCTCTGTGTTGTAGCAATCTTCACCCCTTCCTATGCTCCGTTTTTACCCTAGTTCCTTTCTCAAGGGAACAACACAATAAATAAACCCTGTCACTTCAAGTAGTTAATGTTAGATTTTACTTCCTTTCTACCTATGGCTAAGGCAACTACACTGAAGACTGTAGATAACATCTTATCCATAAACAACTCCACTCTTGACTGTGGATTCTAACACCTGAACTATCCGCTCTGTTCAGATTACTTTTTATTGAGCACTTACTGTTATTTGTTTACTTCAAAGCAGGGTTTAATTGCTTATCATCTTTTTTAGACTTTCTTTCTTTTTCAGCTAACTTGTTGAAATACTCAAGTCTCTCTGCTATCTTCTTGTTTACCAGATTGTAGTCTGGAGTATTGTTCTCCTTCTTCATTCTCTTTCTGTTTTAAAATAGCAACTGCTTCATCTACACTTAATCCATCAGGTGTAATACCTGAGTTAATTAAGTTAATATACAATTCTTTAATCTTCCCCATGTTGTGTGCCTCTTATAATTGCACCAATTATACCTCTGAAAGGGTCATGATCATTTTTACCAATTTTATGACCAATTAAGAATGATACAAATGCAAGCTCATTAGGATGTGTTACATATTTACTAGCTTCAGCAAGTATTAATGTGATATTTTCATTAATTAATGCTGTTTTAGTTATTTCATATAACTCATTCTTTCTTTCTTCAGAAATACCTAATGTACCTGCAATACTTTCATCTTCATCATTAATAATCTTAACAGTTACATATTCTTTGTAATCAGATAAAACCACCGGAGTTACTACAGGAGTTTCTTTCTTACTAAACAATTGAGAGATCCAAGTCTTCTTCTTTGACTGTGTGTTTTTCATATTCTTCTAATAATTCTAATGGTATAAAACGTGATGCACTATAATATTCATACGGAAAAGAATCTGGAGAAAGAGATACTTCCTCCAATTCAAATCCAACTTGGTTGTTCATCAGTGCCATGTTGACAACCTTTCTTACAGTATATATTTCTCCTTGAATAAGCCATTCTGTAAGAGGAATTTTATCTGGCTTATTTTGAGCATTAATACAAACTACTTTAAACATACTCTTTAAGTTCTGTTTTTAATTGCATCTGTTCTAATGAACTGCTAAGCTCCAACATTTCCATAAAATTACCAGATGCAATATCAACTGAACCTTTACCATCTGCTATAATAGCACATTGTTCTGCTTGTAAAGCATCATGACTACAAAATCTAATTAAGCATGCAATAACATATAAGAAATCATGCTTATCATCATTGTGTAGAACAACCTTGTGTGTTTTAGTATCTTCCATATTATAATTTATGGAATTTTTTTCAGTATCTAACATATTAATATAGTACATTAAATGTTTTGTAAGTTACTTTAGACTTGTCAAAACCTTCTAAAGCTGTCTTAACCCATTGCTCATCAATAGTATTTTTATAACATAAAATATGTACTACTGCTGTCTCATCTGGATTAAGTCTCAATAATCTACCAATTCTTTGGGCAGATTTTCTCTCATTACCATAAGCATGAAGAATAATACCTTGTTTAAGATTAGGAATATTAACACCTTCACTTAACTGATGAACAGTAGAGAGACAGTTAATCTGACTATCTTTAAACAACTGTAAATTCTCTTCACTTCTTGCATTATTACTATGGTAAGAATATTGAGAGAGTTTATCTGCTTGCTCCTGTGTATTAGCAAATACAATTACTTTACTCTTCTGAGTAATGCTTGCTAATAATTTCTTAGTATATCTTTCTTTACTTGGATACTCCATGATAGCACGCATTCTCATTACTCTAAGCATATGTAAATTACCTGCTCCAGACTCAACTCTTTGAGACCAGTACTGATAATTTAATTTTTCTGAGGTCATGAAACTGTTATTCTTATTCTTTACTAAATAATCTTTCTTCTCAGATAAACTTAGCATATGAACAAATATCTTGTAATCATTCAAGATATTATTCTCTACTGCATCATCTGCTTGAAAAGAATATACAACAGGACAGAAATCATTTACCATTTTACCCTTTTCAGAGCCATGGTGTTTAGGAGGAGTACCAGTAAGACCTAGTATCTTTCCTTTGTAGTTCTGTAGGAAAAGTCTATGTGAATCCAAAAGACTGTGTACTTCATCCAAATAAACAATATCATAATCATTAGGATCATGCTTGTTTAAACTTAGATAAGTAGTAAACACAATTCTTCCAAGTAAATGAGCTTTATCAAATTTACCTGCATCATCAATCCATGATTTGAATATAGACTTCTTTGGTGCTACAACCAAAACTTTTTGAAGAGGTGAAGTATTTCTTTCTACATGTGTCAAACCAACTTTGGTTTTACCTACACCTGTAGCAAGCACAATTGTACAACGTCTGTGATCATCTGTTAAACTTAAAGCTTCTCTTTGTACATCTTCTCTAATCATAATCTTTCAACTTTATATTTTTTTAATAAAAGTTTATTTTTCCACAAAGCTCTATAAACTGCGGATCTAGAACAATTTAATGTTTCTATAAGTAAAGCAAAATCTCTAAACATTTGTGTTTCATTTGTCTCAATGTTAATGATTTTAATATTAACCAGTTTTTTTGGTATATTATTATTACATATAGCACCTGGTCTTATCAAATAATTATCTCTATATTTTCCTCTTTTACTTTTAACTATAATAGAAACACTATCTGGAGTTAATCTTGGATAAAATTGTTTAAGATATCTACCAGCATCATTGTAAGAATCAAATCTTTTTATAAACTGACAATTGCAGTCATATAAATCAATTTGTTTTCTTTTGTTTTCATTCATACAATTAATTCTAATACCAGCTTTAGCTTTAGCTTTCATAGTATTGGATATCTTAATTCTAGATTCTAAAGATGGTCTATTATTTATTACTTCTTTTGTAATATTATAAACAGGATCCAATGTATCTATATAATATTGCTCTCTTTGTAAAACAATATCTTCATTACATTCTTCAATTATAGATACTACAAAAGAATTAGCACCATACTTATTATATGCATTTTGCAAAATAGGATTTGCATGAGCATTTTTTAAAAGATCAGATTTATGTCTTCTAAGTCTATAATAAATATGTATGCTGCTTCCAATGTAGCACTTATTATTTATAATGTTTTTGATACAATAGATACCACACTTATTATATCCAAATCCTTTATCCATTTTCATAGTATGAAGATACAAATAATAAATTGATTTTACAACTATTTAGTACCTAATACTATTGTACACCTTCTATGATCATCAGTCTTGCTTATAGCAATATCTTGTACATCATCTTTTGTAATCATATTATTTAAATTTTTTAATACTCTAAAAAATCAATTATACTTGGAGCACCTGTTAGCTTCTTATAAATTAACTGTACTTTAGCAGCATTTACTGCTCCATTGTATGATTTCATTGCAAGCTCTGCAGCTTTAAGATCATCTGTTGTTTCAAATATATTAGCTGTTTTATCAGCAATATTTAATAATTGGTTTCTAACTTCTGATATACTATCTGTTTGTTTTTTTTTCCTTGACATACCTATAAAATTTAAGTTGTTTTCTTTTTAATTCTAATAATTCTTGAGGAACATCCTCTAATTTAAATCCTAATCTATTAGCAACAATAGCATCTGTAAGTGCTTCTGATACAGCTTTATTTATTAAGGTTCTTGGTAATTTATCATATTCTTCAGAGTAAACATACTTTCTGTTTTCTTTTGTTTTTCTTAGCCAATTCTTTTTCCATTCATCTTGATAAGTAGCAGGTTCATATCCTTTCTCATAAATCCTTCTAATTTTATCCATTTCATTAGGTGTTGCATTTTCTGGATATTG